AGAAATTGGCCGCCAGGAACTTTTAAACGCCTTAACACAGCTTCGCAATAATATAGAAAATTACAATCCGTATTTAATACAAGTTATAAGCGAGGGAAATACTGGTAGGGGTAGAACTAAAAAAGATAGTCCAGTTCTTACTAGTATTTCTTTTCAGCTTAACAGACCACAGTCTTTAATGCCAATGCAACAAATGTCTGGTATTAATAGCCCTAGAACAGAAATGTTATTGGAAAAACTAATCGAGCAAAATGCTGCAATGCAAAGCAGAATTGCAGCCATTGAAGCTATGGAAGAATTTGAAGAAGAAGAAGAAGCACCAAAAAGCCCTATTGATCAAATGTTAAGCAGTCCACAAGTTCAAGAGGCTTTAATTGCTGGTGTAATGTCTTTAATGAGTGGTCTAATGACAAAAGGCGGTGCGCCAACAGCAATAGCTGGAATAGATGATGAAGCAGAAGCAACAGAAATTTTAAGATCATTAATGAATAAAGGCGTTTCTATTGATCATTTAAGAAAATTGGATCAAATGAGTAATGCAAAATTAAGTTCATTGTTATTTATGTTATAATGGCTAGAAATAATTTTTTAAAAGATAATAGTACCTTAATTATTGGCTTAGTAGTGGTTTATTTTGGATATAACAAAGTAATTAAACCAATATTAGAAAATGTAGGGCTACAAAAAAGCAGCGAGGAGTTAGAAGTTGAGAAGCAGACAAGCAACCCAATGAGTGCCTGGAATCCTAACTATTGGCGTAAACCTGGTGCAACTATTATAACAAATGCCAATGTTAATAAATATATAGAAACAATTTGGAACTCAGTTGGTTTTTTTTATGATGATTTTGATGCTGTTTTAGGAGTATTTAAGCAGTTAAAAACAAAAAGCCAAGTAAGTTATTTAGCCGATAAATTTAATCAATCTAAAAGCAAAGATTTATTGAATTGGCTACAAGGTGGAACAGCTTTAAATTGGCCAGCAGATAGATTTAGTGCAGACCAAGTAAACCAATTAATAAAATACGTTAATGGTTTGAAAAACTATTAAAATGAAAGATAAGGCAACATTATTAATATTACTTTTATTAGGTGGCATAATTGTTTTAGCAGCTACTAAAAAGAAAAAAAGACGAGGATCTATTGAAATTGGGCCTTTAGATAAAGGTGAATTTATTACAGATCCAGCAGACTTATTAACCGACGAAGAAAAAATAAGGTACGAAATATGAAAAACAAAAATTTAATATTATTCCTTGCAGCTGGTGCAGCCTATTGGTATTTCTTTATGTATAAGAAAAAACAAACTAAACAAATTGAGCAACCTAATTTACCAGATCAACCAGGTACTAATTTACCAGTTCAAATTCAACTAACTGAACAAAGTTCACAAGTTTTTGTACCTAGTGAATCTTCGCAAAATGTATTTAATGAAAACGTATCTTTTGCAGAACAAATAAAGGAATTTAGCGCACCTAGTAGAGAATCACAAATTGATATAGACGGATATCAAAATTATTACGTTAAACAAATTAATGGAATGAAGCGTATGGGAGTACCTTACACTATTTAATTTTCATTTCACCTTTAATAAAAAAAAATGGCAGATTATAAAGTAACAGCAGAATTGATAAGATACGACGTAAACTTTACAACGTATGACCTAAGCGGTTACGTTACAAGCGACTGCAATAGTATTTTATTTATTAATTACGGTACTAATGCAGTTCAAATTGAAAATGTAACATTACAACAAAATCAAAGTTTGCAAATAGAGGGCAATGCTGGTGAATTTACCACAAGACGCTTTTTTGCAAATTTTATAAATTCGGGCGGTTTTAATAACTTAGTAACTGTTAAGAAAAATTATAATTCATAATGCCAGCAATAGATTTATCAATATTAAACCAAAGACAAACGCCAGCTTTTTTTGCTGATGTTTTTGCCAATAGGCCAGCAGCTGGTTTTGTTGGTAGAATATTTATAAGTACCGATACGTTTATTATTTATAGGGATAACGGTACATCATGGAATATTATAGGCGGTGGCGGTGCTGGTAGTGTTACTGGATCTGGTGCAAATGGTCAAGTATCTTTTTGGAATGGTGCTAGCACAATTACTGGATCTAACGATTTGTTTTGGGATTCTGTTAATGGACATTTGGGAATAGGTACAATTACACCAGGTACAGCGTTAGATATTAAGCATAATCAAAACACTGTTTTACAATTAGAGCAAGAAGTTGCAACAAATGATATAAGAATAGCTTTTATAAATAGTGGAGTAGGTTTATGGCGTTTAGGTACATTTTATAATAGTGGTGCAAATGATTTTGGTTTATTTGATATAGCAGCTGCAACACAACAAATAACTATAAAAAGAACAAGCGGAAATTTACTTGTGGGCGGAATAGCAGATAACGGTGCAAAGCTACAAATTACTGGAAGTGCAACAATTAGTTCTAATTTTTCTGCAGATGGGAATACTTTATTATTAGGCTATACAACTATTCGTAATATAAATGGCGGAACGTTAAGCAGTGGAATGAATTTAGCAAATTCAACAAGCGGAGATGCAAGATTATTATTTTCAAATACAGTAAATGGTGCAACAATAGGTTATTCGTCTACAACTAATCAAAGAATTTTATTTACAGATGGTAGTGGTAATGAAATATTTTCTGTAAGAACAGGAACTGGTCAAGGTGGAAATACAAATATAGGCGGTACATTAAGCGTAACTGGAATTGGTAGATTTACTACCAGATTAAACGCTTTTAATGCAACAGATAATGCTTTATTTGATTTTAATGTAAATGGATCAATATATTGTGCTGGATTTTCACCTAATCAAATAGTATATGCAACTAATCAAACTTTAACTAGAACAAACAGTACAGCAATATCAACTGGTAATAATTTAACTTTCACTTTGCCTAGTGCTAGCGGTATAAATAATATTTTTGTTATCAAACATAATGGAACTGGAACACTAACAGTTTCTACTAGTCAAACTATTGTAAACATGGTAGGTGCTTCTGTTACAAGTATTGTGTTAACAGTAGGCCAATGTGTTTTTTTACAAGCCAATGGCAATAACGTATATTTTCAACTAGTTTAAAAAAAATAAATATGAAAGAAATTCAACCCTATGAAGTTGCAAGTTTTGGTAGTATTAAAATTGCACATTTTTTGTTAGCTTATATAAACGAAGATAATTTATTAGATGAAGCTATTGTATATATAGGTTTATATGATGAATTGCAAAATAAAATAGCAGATACAACAATGAATGTTACTGGTCAAGATTATGTAAATTATACCAGTAATGAATATATTTATCAATTAATTGAACAGACGTATAATATTGTTATTATTTCACCAATTTAATATAAAATTCAAACAATGGAAACAAAACAAGCACTTGCAATTATCAAACAAATTTTAGACGCAGCTAGCAAAAGCGGTTTATTTGAAAATTTAACAGCTGCAATGACAGCAGCCGACGCTTACAATGCAGTAGCAAAGGAATTATTAAAAAATGAAAATAATGCAGACGGATCTAGTATTTAGTATATGTATATTTATTGCCGCTGGTGGTGGATTCTATTTTACAACTAAAAATCGTTTAGATAAAATTGAAAGAGATTTAGCCAGGCACAATAATACTAATACTGAAATATTAGACAGATTAGCACGAATTGAAACAAAATTGGATTTTGTAACTAAAATGTAAAAAAATGTTAAAAAATTGGAAAACAAGTTTATTCGGTTTAGGCGCAGTAGTAACTGGAATAGCAACAATATTAAAAGGTGATTTATCATCTGGAATTACAGCAATTTTAAGCGGTTTAGGCTTATTTATAGCAAAAGACGCAGACATTAATTTAAACAACCGCAAATAATGACTAGCCAGTCAAAAAAAATATTGGTAGTTACTATTGTGGCTATAATCTTATTAAGCAGTACAATGGCAGTAGGTGCAAAAGCAGAAGAACTAATAAAAAGGTTTGAAGCAGACGATATAAATAAATATTTAAAAGCCTATATTGATCCAGTAGGAATACCCACTATTGGTTACGGATCTACTTATAATTACGACGAAAAGCGTAAAGTAAGATTAGGCGACAGTATTACACAAGAAAAAGCTATTGAATGGTTAAGAAACGAAACAAAATCAATAGTGCCAAAGATTAAAGCATTGGTTAAAGTACCAATTAATCAAAACCAGTTAGATAGTTTAACAAGTTTTGTATATAATGTAGGAATAGGGGCTTTTCAAAGGAGTACTTTATTAAGGTTACTTAACAGCGGCGCACCAAAAAGTGAAGTTGCAGCCCAATTTGATAGATGGGATAAAGGAACTGTAAACGGTCAAAAAGTAGTATTGCCAGGCCTTACAAGGCGCAGAAAAGAGGAAAAATCGCTATTTTTAGCATAAAAAAGCAAGTAAGTAGATAGTTTTTTACGGTTTGAAAACAACGCCCGGTATTTCTATACTGGGCTTTTTTATGTATTTATAAAAATAAATTTGGTAGTTTGATCGTTATTACTATAATTTTACAACAGACAAACAAAAACCCTATTTATGAAGTTAAAAACCGACAGTAAGATACTGGGCGAAATAGCCAGCTTACAAAACAAAATCTTGCGCCTGGAAGCATTACGGGCTTTATCACCTTACGAACAATGCACATTTTTTTTCTATTCTAGTTCTGGTACATTTTTATCGTTAAACGAAAACGATTTACCTTTTGATCTATGCCATGAAATAAGGCTTTTATTAGATGCTGCACTAGATCATTATTTTTTTGAGATGAAAAAACTAGAAAACGATTTACAATGCGACGCCAATTAATTAGATTATTTGCAATTATATTTTTTATTGTAGTAAGCGTGCCAGTATGTATAATGACATACACGGTTGCTATGATATTTTTTTACCTATTTAAAATTTATCACTTTTTAAAATTAAACAAATGAACGAGTATTTAAAAGATTTAGCCGACAATTTCGGATCAATGAACAAAGTAGAAAATAAGAAAAACGAAAAGCAGCCCGATTATCAAGGTTATTTTAAAGCAGATGGCAAATTGTATGAAATAGCTGGATGGATTAAAATTAGCAAAGCAAACAATAAATATTTGTCTATTGCAGTAAAGGAATTTAAAGAAAACAAAATTAATAACGAACTATAAAAACTGTAAAAAATGAAAGTAGATAAAAATTCACCAGCGTTTCCTTGTATGCCAGTCCAAGATCAATTTGGCCGATTAGTAGCACCAATACCAGGAATGACAAAATATGAACAAGTTTTATTGCAAATACTTTGTGCAAAAGAGATGCAAAATAATCAAAGCAGAATAGCTACATCAACACTTTTAAAAGAATGTACTATTTTAGCCAACGAATATTTTTTAACCCTAGAAAAATTACAAGATGAAAAAGAAAATACCCCAGTTATTTCGATTAACTAATAACGAGCAAGCCGCAATAGCCCTAATTATTGCAGCTATATTAACCGCTTATTTACAAAGTATCTAATGACAGACGGACAAAACAAAATAACTTTAGAAGAAAAACTAGCACAAAGAAAATACAAGCCAGATTTTATACCCCCAGAAAGCCAGGTAATATTCACTATTGATGATAAACCTATTGGAACTATCCAAAATTTTATTGTCTTTAGTGGATTGCCAAAGGCTGGCAAAAGTACTTTTTTAGCCGCTGTTATTGCTAGTGCATTTCAACCAGGCGAAGTTTTTGGAATGAAAGTACATTTTCCAGAAAATCGCAGAAAAATAGCTTATTTTGATACTGAAAGCAGCGACTATGATTTTTACAGACAAGTTAATA